ATAAAATTAGTGATTGCAGACGTTAGGTCGGTGCGGTTTAACCAATCCGCGACCGCCGACTGCAATTCAGCGTAGGTCGTGATCGCCACTAGACGCGGCCTCCTCTCGTCCTAAAAAAACGATTGTCAGGATCGTTGAGCCACTTCTTAAAACGGGCAGGGTCATCAACGATGCCCTGCCGTTTCAAGTCGTAGTACAGGTTCAATGGTATCGACGCCACCTTCGACCACTCGCCGTAAGGCTTGTGCTTGTCGATTTCATTAGCCGAGCGCTTGTTCATCTCAATGATGTTGGTCACGTCTTGCGTCTCGCTGATGATGATCTTGTCATCCTTCAGTGAGTCGCCAGATTCGTAAACAAACTCAGTGTGAGTCCCGAGCAGCTCGTCAATGTTTAGTGTGCGTCGATCTTCCATCTTTCACCTATTAGCTGGTTGACAAGTCAGCCACTACACCAAGACCTGCTTCCTGGTTGACCTGGAGGCCGACCTCAGCAAGAAGCATGTACTTAGTTGCGTCACCCGTCTTAGCAAGCTCTTCGCTTTGAATCGGGCGAAGCGTAGCCAGCTCACACATATCGGGGTCAACGATGTAGCAATCGCGTGCTCGTGAGAAACGAGAAGGAACGATCTGTACAGATCCGAAGTCACTCATGTAAACGTCAGCCGCACCGATGATGGTGGTGGGTGAATCAGAAGGCGCCATGTAACGCTGAGCCGCGATACCAGCAAAGCCAGAGATCACAGTCTTAACGTGAGGGCCAACCATTGCCATCTTGGGCTCGCCGCCCTGAGTCCATACAGACTGCAGAACAGTCTTAAGCAGAGCCTCAGTGATGGCGCGTTGCGTACCGTCGGTAGCGGCAGCGTTAACTACGCCGCTTGATACTGTGGGATCTGCACCGCCTGTTCCGCGTGAGGTGTTGGTCTTGATGAACGCAGACAGAGAAGCCGTCTTACGAGCGGTTGAGCTGTTACCAGCTACTGCAGCCTGGTTCACACCGCAAAGGTTGTATTCCATGTCCCGCTTTAGCTCGTCGCCTTTCTTAGCGAGTTGGTAAGCGATCTCTGATCGACGACCAGCCAGGTCCATCGCGCCTCCGAGGTTGTCAGCGATGATGAAGTCCTTGCGTAGAATCTGCGTGTAGTTACCAAGACGTGAAGTCGCAGTGACTGCAGTGTAAGAAGACAAGTCGTCGCCGTCGATCTGCGCGTTAGCTGCAGCGGCTGCGAGGGAGTCAGTCTGCCATTCAAAGAACGTGTTGGTGACCTTGCGTCGCTTGGTCATGTTTGACACGAAAGGTGTCGTTTGGGGCGAGATGTTGAAAATAACATTCGCCAAGTCTTCACGAATACCGACCGCGTCGTACTTCGTGAAAGTGTTGGTTACGATAGCCATTGTTTAATTCCTTAGAGCATCGATTCAAGTAAATTAGCCGCATCATCGAGACGGCCACTTCTAGCAAGACGTTGACGAGCTGACTTCTGCCTTCTTGAACCTGGTTTCGACTGAGCCTGACTGCTGCCCGGCCTTACCGTCTTGGACCGACGACCATCTTTCGCTGCGCGCTGCACGCGCTTTTGGCCTTTGTCGTAGAGCATTGCTTTGCGCAATACCTTGATGTGGTTTGCGCGAACTAGGGCTTGTAATTCTTCTTCTGCAACGCCCGAGTTGATTAAATACTCTCTAAGCTCTTCGCGCTCTTTCGCCGCAACGTCGTTATCCCGCCACTCGGGGATAACTTCAGGAAGCCTCTGAACTTCCTCTTGCAATATCTGCTGCATGGTCTGCATTTGATACTGTCGATTAGCCTCTTGAACTCGCTGCTGCTCGAGCTGTATCGCCTGCATCTTCTGTTGCTTAGCAGACTGCCTTTGTTGCCATTGACGTTCGAGTCGCGTCGCCTCAATTGGATCCTCATCGTACAAACGATCGAAGTCCGGGGCGGGCTCGTCCATTCCGTTCAATTGTTGCTGCAGTGCCCCGAGAAGTTGGGCGTATTGCTGTCGCTCTAAAAGCACGGCATCCCGGTCTTGCTCGAACGATCTTCGTTCTTCCGATAATGCCTGCGACTTTTTTGTGTAATCTGATTGACGCGAGTAGCCTGCCTTAAGCTCGTCTATTCCGACCTCGATCTCCTGTCCGTTTACCTTAACGGTGAAGACGGTGTCGTCTGACTCAAGCTCGTCTGACTCTTGTTCATCGTCATCCAGTTCGACTTCTTCATCTTCTGAATCGAGCGCTTCTTCTGCCGCGTACTCTTCTTCAGTCTCATCAAAAGCCTCGCCCTCAAGGGACTCGTCAACGCGCTCTGATGAATCGTTTGCCGTGTCCTCGTCTGAGGGGGTCAACATATCCAATATCGCGCTTTGCGCTGAACTGATCCCCATATCTGGGGAATCGTTGCCTTCAATTCTATCACTCATAATTCTAGTTGCTCCTTTGTTTCTCAAACGCAATCGAATCTGCTGCCGCACGCATGTCGTTCACCAGTTGCTCAAGTGCTTCTAATTTCGCGTGTATTCGCTCCCGCTCATCGGGTTTGCGCTCACGCTGCCACGCTTCAAAAAACTCATACTTGACCCGGCCGACTAACGTCGAAAAGTCCGGGTCGTCGAACATCCTCTGGATGTTCTCAAGATACTGCTGCTCGGTTTTGGCCATTGACTGTGCTCGCTATTTGCCTAACCACTTCTCTGTCTCGTTCAGCATTCGCCTTGATCTCGGCAATGTTCACCTGGGCGCCGTAACGCGCCTCAAGCTCTGCCGCCTTCAAGATGATGTCCGCTTCATCTTTGTCTCTTCGCCGATCGTCTTCGCGCATCATCTTTTCCCGCTCTAGCTCTAGCTCGGCCTGCTTCTTCTGCATATCGACTTGCAGTGCTTGCATCTGCAGTTGGATCAGTTGCTGATTCGGATCAGGCTTCTGCTCTTGCTGCTGGGCCTGGGCCTGCATCTGCTGCATGGCTTGTGTCGGATCGGTGAAGAATCGATTGATGTCCTTGAACCCGGCAAGCTCAAGCATTTGCGTGAGCGTCGCGTAGTAGTTGGTCGGGCTGACCATCGGGTTCTGTGGGCCGAGTTGCTGCATGATCATTTCTTGCTTCTGAGCAACCTGCTGCAACATGCTCATGCGCTCTTGATCTGATCCGCGACCGAGATGGACGTTACTCACCACGTCCATGTCTGCGTTCCAGATGTCAGGCGACATCGGCACAAACTGATTGCGCAATCGAATCATTCGCGGTCGATCTTGGTATTGAATGATCAAGCGCAGGAGACCTTTGTAGAGGCGCGTCATGCCGTTTTCGGCGAACAGCCGGCTAATCATCTCAATACGCTGTTGCGCCGCTGCGATCGTCTGCTGCACGGCCATAAGCGTCGATGATTGAAGTTGCTCTGGCGCCAGACCATCGGCCGCTCGGCTGATGCCGGTTCGGTTCTCTCGGAGTTGGTCGAGATACTCCATCATGGGGAATGCGGCCTGGCCGACGTAAGGCAGTGTGAACGGCACGACTGCACCGGGGTTTCGCATGCGAATAATCCCGCCGGCTTCGACGTTCATCACGTCTTCGAGTGAGGCTTGCCCTTCTACAATGCCGACTCTTGGATGAGTAGACATAGCAAGAGAATCAAGACTTGCACGTAGCACTGCCGACTTGATTCTCTGAATGTCCATCGTGAGGTCCGCGATCGACATACCAAAGAAAGCATGCGGCTCAGGGTCAGGGCAGAAATGAGCGAAGGGAATATCATCGGCTGGCTCGTTGCGCATGACTTCGTAGTTCGGACCCATGCAGCAAAGCTTGCGCAGCTCGGCAATGCCGTCTCCATCAACGTCCATGCGCATGTAGGCTTCAACATAAAGGACTCGCTTGCGAGAAGGGTCGTCGGTGTAGTCGCGATTCTCCTGCTGGCTGAGCATCCGCTCGCGAGCCTCGACGTTGTACAAGGTGAAGTCATCGTCTTCAGTTTCATAATTGGTGACCGTGTCGAAGTCGTAACCCATTTCGACAAGCTCACTGACGGTAGCGTAGCGGCGGTGCGCGATGAGATCCGCGTCCGCAAAGGAGCGAGCGTGGCGCGAAACGAGAACCTCCTCGGGAGGCACCGCCGCTACTTTGACTTTGCCGTTCACCTGGCGATGAATGACAGAAACGTCATGTAGCATTTGCGGCTGACCTGTTTGCGAATCGACCTGGTCGTTGCTCGCGCTGCTGGAAAGCATTCTGACTTCGATGTTGGGATCTGCGTTCAGTGCCGCGAGCGCCTGATCATCGAGTCGTTTTAGTTCGTATGTTTTTACTTCTTCGATCTCGTCCCAGTAATACTTCAGGAATCCACTGCCCTTGACGAGCGCGTCTTTAAACGTCTGGTACATTATCGAAACAAAAGCTTCGTCCTGATCTTGGTTCAGAACGTAGTTGACGTAGTCGGTCGCCTGCTTTGCGATCTCAACGTCCTCTGGCCCGGTTGGCGCGTACTCGACAACGTGATCGCTGCCGCAAAAGACGCGCATCAAACTCGGGAGCATGGCCTGCACGGTATCGCGCACGTCCATCGTCATCGCAGTTGAGCGGCCTTCTTGCTCGTTGCCGAATGGTTCGCCGTTGTAATACTCGGCGGCTTCAGCCCGGCCAGGGCTTACCGTGTTGTCAATGAAATCGACAGCGTCTTCAATCGCTAGACGCGCGATCGCGTTGATCTGCTCTTCATCCATCTCCGGGTTTTCTTCGACGTACTGCTCGTCGTCATCGTAATAATCTAATTCGCTCATAATGGGCTCATGTCTAATAATGATTCGCCAACGAGCTGCGCACGGCGCGGGAGCTGGCCAAAGAGTGATGTGATGGGCTCAATGATCGGCATCGCAGGCGCCAGCAATCCGGCAAGAAGCTGCATTCCGTCATCGCTCAATTGCTGACCGATTTGAGTTCGAGGTTGGTAATCCATAGCTGCTAATCGAGCTTGGCTTGCTTGGTCAATCTGACTAGTCGGTCTACTGCTGGTCAGCGATTGAATAAGTGTGTGGGGCGCATTAGCGATCGGTGCAATAATCGCAGAGCCAGCGTTTGCTGCGGCGTCGAGGATGCCGGCTCCGTAATCGGCGAGCGTGGGCTCGGCTTGTGACGGCTCTTTAATCGCGGCAGCGCCTAGCAATCCAGCACCGCCTGCTGCGGTCATTGCTGCGGGGGTTGCGGAGCCGTCTTGCTTGTTTTGCCTCAAATAGTTATCGACACCCTCAGCCCATTGCTCGTTGAACGGCTGATAGAGTTTGGGATTCATGACCAGTGAGCCGGTCTTCTGCGACTCGGTGAACGGCTGTCCTGCAACGTTGGTTGCTTTGTCTAGCTCTGCAAAAACATCTGGGTACATCACTCGAGCTGGCACACTTTGCTCGAGGCCGCCAATGTACGTGCCGGGAATGATCGTGTCATAGCTTTGATGCGGCGCATTCGGCATAGTCGGCGCGTTGGGGTCGGCAGAGAACATGCTGAACCCAGAGCTGCCGATCGGTGCGTTCGCTAACTCGGGCTGTAGAATTTCTGCGTGAGCGTCTTCTTTGACCGGAAAACCAACGTCGCGATAGCGCGACTTAGACATTTCATCAACAAAAACAGATCGAAGCTTGCCTGCGCCCTTCTGTGGATAGTCTCCGCGACCCATTAACTGGTCCATTGCGTCGGGATGGTTAAGACCCACCCACTCAGGTCGTAGCTTTCTTAGCTCGGCATCGAATTTCTTAATGTCACCCTTTTTGATTGGCAGCGAGCGAGCTTGCTGAAGCATTGACTCTGCCACCGGCGTACTAAAATTTACCGCCTCTTTGCCCATCGCCGAAAATATGCCAACGGGCTCCATGCCGGTTTCATCTGCAGCCAAAGCAAAGTTGCCCTGCTTTTTTCGAGCAGCATCTGCCATCGAAGCCCAACCATACCCTTGGTCCTGGTAGCGCAGCGGGAAGTTGCTGCCGCCCTCAACCTGAACAGGCGACTCTAGATTCACGCCGCCGATTGTCTCGATCACTTTGCCAGTGGTGCTCGTGTCGCCCGATACAGGAACGCCAACCTTGCCTACTAGGTCATCGACTGTGAGCAAGTTACGCTCACCGATATCGAGCGTTTGCGTTTTGTTCTCAACATCAGAACGGAGCTTCTCTCGAGCCCTAAAAGCTTTGCTCTCACGCATCGCTTTGTCGTATTTGGTAAGCGCCGACTTAACCGCTGTTGGGTTCTGAGCGCTTTCGACGGTGAGCATGCCGAGACGGATTAAGTTTGCTGGCGTAGTGAGGAAGCCAGCTTCAGCCTCATTCGATTGCTGCAGCATCGCTGCGGCGACCGGGATCGTGACGCCGTACTTGCGAGCGATGTCGATTAGTCGATCATCGAAAATAACGAAGTTTTTTGATTGTTGTGGATCGGGTTTATGACGAGTGAATGCGTCACCGTATTCGATACCGGGCACACCCTCGGCTTTCATAATTTCAGCGCCCAGAGGGGATATATGGAACCTGCGGAAATGGTCGTGATCAGATTCTGGATCGCCGAATATGTTTTTGCCTTTTGGAGACTTTTCGGCAAACCTAGCGTAAGCGCGCTTGACGATATCTGGCTGGTCTTCCAGCGGGCTATCGAGTTTTAAAAAGTCTTTTCGATCGGCGCGAATGTTGACTTCGTATAGCCTGCCAAGTTTTGGCCCGTAGTCTGTGATCTCTTTTGCGACCGCTTTTGCGGTACTTGCTAAATCGGGGTCGTCAGCATATCGAGCCACAAGCTCTTCGGGGCTAGCGTGCAGCATGGCGTCTTCGTACATCTGCATGCGCTCGTAATCGCCCTTACCCTCTGCTGCCTTGTACTTGCGCATCAGGAAATCTTCGTAATCAAGATCGCGCTTTGTCAGTTGATCGCGATAATTCCTGGCAACATCCTCGGACTCAGCAAAGTACAAGCCTTGCCCGTACATATTGGCGCCTTCGCCGGTCAGCGGGTAATCGGTACTAAAACGATCAAAATCATGCGGAGAGCCGTGATAGGCCCGAATTCCAGGCGAGAGCAAGCCGGCATCGAGTGCTGCCTTAGTGGCTTGCTTGGCGGCTCCGAGCAACGCCATCTATTTCTTCTTTTTGGGGCTTTTCTTTTTCTTTTTGTCAGCAATGCCCATCATGATGACGATGTCTGCTGCTGCTTCGCGGTGGCCACCGGGGCCGTTTCGGTAGGGTTTTTTCTTTCCGGTTGCTTCTAAGTATTCGGTCATCGCCATTGAGCGCTCCCCAGATATGGGCAAAAGGTACGCTCCATTGTCGCAAATCAGATCGAGTTGCGTAAGTATCTTGTGGTTACTTTTTCTATACAACAGAAAGGTTGCGTCGAATCGGCTTAGTCCAATTACTGGCCATCGATGATCCCTTGATGACCGTGGCGGCCTCAGTTGCAAAAGTAAGACATACGGCGTCTGCGCGGTCAGGGCTCGCCATTCCCCGACGCCGCATCTCGTCCTTGCTTTCGATTTGAAGCTTGCCGCTGCTCGTAAACTTATACTTAACAGCGACCAGCTCGGCCAGCAACAGATCGTCCTTTGGCAGACTCACGTCGCGCGCCTCGAGCCAGGCTTTCAGCTTGAACCAAAGCTCAGCTCGAAGGTTCGTATAAGTGGTCCTGAGCGCCGGGCTTTCAGCCGTGTTAATGCCCACGGCCGGCAGGCCCAGCTCGCGCAGGCGATCGCACACGCCACCACCAACGCCTATCGAGTCCACACAAATCTGCATCGGCTCTTGCCTCGGCTGACAGCTCTCGTATTCGGCCACCACGGCGCCTGTGAGCTGCATTAAGTCGAGCCCCCGCCAAGTCTCCATTGCTAAAATCTTTCGCCCCTGGCGCTTGCAGAGCACGCTGCTGGCGCTCCCGAATCGCGCAACGTCCAGCCCCCAGATAATCGCCTCTTCATCGCTGATCTCAATATCACGCACCTGCGCGCTTTCGACCAGCTCTAGCGGGATGACCGTGTCATCGTCGCGGGCCGGGAACTCTCCGAGCACGCGAACGCGAAACGCGTTGCTCTCCTCCCCATACCTCACCTTCATCTCTTCGATGTACTGCTCGCTCACCATCGGCGAGTCAGCGCAGCTCACCTTGCGCGTCCACCACTCGCCGGCTTGCGTGTGGTGCGTGTCGAAGAAAAACCCGCTCGATCGAGTTGGGTTGCCGAGCAGAATCGTGCAGGCGTTCTCGCCGGACATCGACCCGGCTGCGGCCTCAAACACTTGCTCAGGGATACCAGACGCCTCGTCACAAATGAGCAACACGTTATCAGCATGCACGCCCTGCAGCGCTTCTGGCGTCTCGGCACGGCTAGTTCGAGCGCTGATAAAGCATTCGCTCGGCGCCGATTTGTGCGCGATACGATCGGTCTTCACCTCGAGGATGTCCTTAAGCGCAATCGGCAGCTCATTAATCCAGCGCTTTAGCTCCGCGAACAGCGCGTCAAAAAGCTGCGCGCTGGTCGGCGCCGTCACAACGATCTTCACCGGGTATCGAGTGATGAGATACCAAAGCATCGTCCAGGCAGCGGCCGTGGATTTGCCCACGCCATGCCCCGATCGAATAGAAATCTTACGCTCGCCATCCTGAACGGCCTGCAGCAATTCTGCCTGCCATGGCTGCACTTTGATCTTGAGCACATGCTCGACAAACGCCACCGGGTCGTGTCGGTAGCGCTTCAGGAAATCGATATAAGGATTAGGGGGCAGTGCTTTGGGCATCGAGTGCTCGCTTAACTTTCATGTGGGAGGTGGGGAGCTTGTATTTCGCGGAGACAAGTTGCGCGATGTCGCGATAGCTTTTCCCCTCGTCTCGAAGCACGCGCATCATGCCGATCGCTTCGCGCCGGAAAGGCAGCTCGACTACCTTGCTCTCTTTGCCCTCGCCCTCAACCTTGCAGCCCCAGGGCGCTTCGCCGCCGATAAACCCGCCCCGCTCGCGCTTCGCGCGCCGGCCGCGCATCGTGCGCTCCTTGATCACGCGCCGCTCGTGGCCGGCGAACGCCGCCATGATCTCGAGCATGAGGCGCGCAGTCAGGTTGCCATCATCGGTCACGTCGCCATGGCCGTTCAAGAACAAACGCACGCCGCGCGCCTTGAGGTCGTGAATCGTGTTCAGGCAGTCGCGCGCGTCGCGGCTGAATCGATCGAGGGCGCTGCAGATAATGATGTCGCCCGGCTGAATATCGAGAGTCGCGACAGCCGGCCTGGCGAAGAACGGCACGCTGCCGCTCACGCCGGGGTCTTGCAAGAACGTGATGTCCGTGGGGAGTTGGTTCGCGAGAGCCACGCCCTGGATCATCGATTGTTGCGTTGCGAGGGACGTGCCCTCGGCTTGCTCTTCTGTGCTTACGCGGGTGTATCCGTAGATCATGCTGTCTCCTCCGGCCGCTTACGCGGCTTCTCCGTTTTGCTTAGCAAGTTGTTTCTCTAGCTCATCAATTCGCGCTTGCATCGCTTCCGTCCTTCGCCGAAAAATTATCTTTTGATCTGCTAAAGCCTCTAACAGCATTTCAATCTCGACCTCAAAATCTTTATTCGTTTTCATCTCTCGCTCCTTGTATTTGTCGGTTACCTTTATGTAACGGAGACATCGTATCAAAGAATGTTACATATGTGTACCATTTGTTGACATTATTTTTATTTTTTTTATCGATTAATCTAGGGGGCTTTGGAGGCCTAGATATGCAGAAATACGGACACAAGCCGCCGGTCAAGCCGCTTCAGCGGCCCTTACACTCCGGCAGCAATCAAGCAAACAAACACGCATCGATGGTGGGCGGTGTTCGAGTTGGATCGCCCAAGCCCTCGTTCCCGCCCAAGTAATGGCCGAACCAAGGAAAGGCAAAGCCCGCGTCAAGGTGACGGCGTCCGGCAAGCGGGTGTCGTATGGCCAGGCGGGGCGCGCCAGGGACGGCGGGCCGCGCGTGCGGCCGGGTACGTCAAAAGGCGACAGCTACTGCGCGCGGAGCGCTGGGCAGATGAAGCAGCACAAAAAAGCGGCGGCCAACCCGAATTCGCCTTTGCGGCTATCGAGGGCTCGCTGGAAATGCAGCGGCACTAAATCGAAAAAAAATTAAGCTGGCGAACCCCTCTCTCCTCCCCTACGCCAGCAGGCCCGCGCAAGCGGGCCTTTTTTTTTGGGCGGTGCAAAATTTTTTTTTGGTGCGTGCGGGTCTAACCCCTACTCCCCCTCCCCCGGCTCGAGCGAAGGGGGGGGGTCGCGCGGCGCCTGGATCGAGCCAGAAATCCTCCGGCAGCGTTTACACCGGCCCTTCAAACGTAGGTCGTTGTTTTATAACGCTTTTATATGTAACGCCCTGTTAACGCTGTGATTTACACCAGTTCAGGCCGCGCCGTTACGCAAGATTATGTTAAATAATTGAGTCCCGCGCGCGTGAATTCCGGGTCTCTCTCGGTGCGCGAGAGAGCGTCACTGATCGCTCACAATCGAGTCTTCAGGCTGGATCAATTCACGCAATGCGACCAGGTGTTGGTCTTGGATATTGATGCTGAGCAATGGATCTCGCCGCTCTCCCCAGTTGTCGGGATTCGCTCTCGCCGCTAGCCATTTGCGGGTATCGATCCTGAGCTTTCGGACCTGCGCATCGTGAGCATCGATTGCTCCGTCTGCGATCTCTAGCGTCTCCTCTGCTAGCGTGTCAGCCCATCGCCTTCGAGCCTCGTAATACTTCTCCTCTCGCCCCTCAACAGACCTCAGCCATTTGTAGAATACTCGCTTACTTACGCCGATCTTCTTGACCAAGGCAGTCATGGTCATGCCGCCAGCGAGCTGATCGAACAAATCCTCTCCACCCTGCTCGTCGATCTTTCTCATTGCCGCCCGCATGATTGGCCTACCGCTCATATCCATCCACTCCCATTTCTCTCAGCACATCTGACACCGCTTCCAGGTCGTCGATGACGTAGAACTCGTCGTCGTACTCGCGGTCCCTGAGCGGCTCTGCAGCCCTTCTCAGGTCGCGCACAGTCTTTGCTGGCTTTGCTGTCGATTTAATCTGTCTCTGCTGTTCACCTTTACGTTTCACATGTAACATCTCAAGCGTGTTAAACGTGTGATCACACACTTTACAGCGCCTATCCCTTAAAACGCTCTCAGAACGTCTCTGAGTGTGCGTTACCTCTGACCTACCCTGGCATATTGGACAGTTCATAAAACGCCTCACACGGCCTCTACGCGCGTCTCAGCGCACGTATTGGTCAAATACCGTCTCACTTGCTCCGCTGCGAGCCCGTTCTTCACCATATCGGACGTATAGCGCAGAACCGCATACCCGTACTCGACGGCAAGATTGTACTTCTCGCAGTCCTTGCGAAAGCCGCTGCCGCGCGTATGCCTGCCGCCCGACCACGTCCCGCCCTCGACTTCGCACACCAGCCCGGCCTGCGGGATAACGAAATCGAATCTGAACCTCCGGCCCGGCACCAGCATCTGCTCACGCTCGTACGTTATTCCGTACGCATCGAGCTGCGCAGCGAACAGCTCCTCGAGCGCGCTAGCCACGCTTGCCTCCAAACGCGAACCGCTTCACCTCCAAGCTCGCCGGCTCGTCGCCCCCGGCTTCGCCGGGCTCCTCGTCCGGCTCGCCGTCATCATCGATCTCGTACACATACTCCTCGTTATCGAGTTTGACGGTGAGCGTCATGCCCGCCTCAAAATCCGTAACCTCAATCTTCACTGTTGCCATCGCGCCCTCCTGGCCGACTTTGCGCAGATCCTAACCCCCCGCCATCGAGTTGCGAAATTCTGCTTCGCGAGCGGCTGCGCCGCCGCCAACCAATAGATATAAATGAACTCGGCGCACGTAAGTGCGCCAGTTATATATTTATATATATAGGGCAACTGACGCACTGACGCAGATTGCGTAAGCCATTGATTTAATTGAACAAATCGGCAGCAAAAACAGAGTGACGCAAAAACAAACTTACGCAACTGACGCAAATTCGCGTAAGTCATTGATTTTATTGGTTGCGTAAGTTGTTTTGAGTAACTGACGCACAACTGACGCACTGACGCACAGAACTGGTCAAAACTAGCCATTTTGGTGCTCCCAAATGGTCTTTATCCACCACCAAAACTCATCGATGTTGAGCGTATGACGCATCGTATTTACCTGGTTACAGACCAATTGAACGTTGCCCCTGACGTACCCTTCGTTGTGATTTATTCGGTCGATAGATGCGTTAAATGGCAGCTTTTTCCCGCCCCTTCGATGGTGCGTCATGTTCAGATTAGAGAGCGCGCATTTGCCTTTCTGGGCGTCCCAAATCGATAACAGGTCTTCGTATTCGATCTCCCAGTCGAAGTCTTGAGAGCGTCTCTTGCTTCTGAGTTGACCGAAAAGCAGCTTCAAATAGCTTTCGTGGTCGTCGTTGATTCGCTTCTGACGCATCATTCGCCAGCAAAGTTTGCAGCGCTTGTAGCCCTTTAACGTGGCTTCGCTAGGGTAAAAATCGGTCTCGGGTTTGTCGGTTTTGCATACGTTGCATCTTAAAAATCCATCATCCATGAGGGAGCTTCTCCTACTTCTACAAACTTGCGCATGTGCCTTTGCGCGTCAGGTCGCTCCACTACCTTCAGCTCTTTGTTTTCAATCCACGTATTGATCATCGTTTTTATCTTGCTCTTGACGCTCTCGTCCCTCGCGTCGAGGTCAAGCACCTGCGCCACCGCAAGCCCGACCCAGCTCTTCGAGCGAACGTCCTCGCGCCACTCGCCGTCGCGCACGAGCGTCTGAACGCGCGCCAAGTCCTCGCCCGTCACATCCTCAAACGCATCCGGCCATTGCCAGGGCTCCATCACGCCGATCGAGTCCCCGTTCGCGATCTCCACGCTCACCATCTTCCGCCATGAGCTGTCGCGACTTGGCGGTGCCAGGTTGTCTTTGCTGTCGGCTTCTCTGCTGTACTGCCAGAACTCGCGCTCGTCGATCCCGGCAAGCCTCGCTTCCTCTGCTGTCATTCTCTGAAGCCGGCGAACGTGCCGGGCTGCGTCCGTCAGCGCGCTCGCTCCGCGAGCGTCGCCATAGCTGGCCGATTGTCCTGCCTGCGCTTTTCTGACGTGGTGAACGAGCTCGACTGAGCAGTTGCCGAGGTCTGCGATTCGCCCCCAGGCTTTGACGACTAGGTCCATCTGGCCATTGTCGTTCTCGTTGAGCCTGTGCGAGCTGACAAAAGGATCGACAATAATTACGTCGATCGAATGTTCTTTAATGAAATCGATAATCTCTTCGACTGCAGGCGTCAGCGCGGCTTCGCCGCGCTCGCTCTCGGCGATCAGCAATTTGCTGTCGCGACCACTGTTCACGTAGAGCCGATCCGCAAAATCTTCTTGCTTGACGTTGTAGTGCTGGCAGATGCCGGCGATGCGTCGCTGCAGTTCTTCGAGCGGGTCTTCGAGGTTCCAGACCCAAACCCTGCGCGGTGGCGTCTCGGTGCCGAGCAAGTCTTTGCCCGCTGCCATCGCCACCGCCTCAGTTAACGTGAGCGCGGTCTTGCCCGAGCCGCCCGCCGCAACCGTCACGCTCAGAAAGCGTCTTATGTAATGGCGCCCGTACACCCATTGCCTCGGCGGGATAGCGGCCGGGTCTGCCAGGACAAACGGCCTCGGCGCCAGCGCTGCGCGCCGCGCCTCTAGTGCTGTCGCGACTTCCTTCTCTTTCTCTGCCCTCCTACGCTCGATGGTCTCAGCCCACTTCTTTCGAGCCCCATCGATCGCCACCTGAAACTCTTCGAGCGTTTCTTCGACCGTGTAGCCCGGCTCTGTCCATGCGGGCGCCTCAGCGAGGATCTCTTCATCGGTATAGTCGCGCAGCACCTTGCTGCCGACTTCCCTGATCATGCGCTCGTGCCAGCCGCCTTGCGGCGCGCTCGAAGCCCCGCCATGGATAGCGACGACGTTCGTGGGCTTGTTCTCTGCGTCGATTAGTTCGGCAAAGTTTGCTTGCCACATCGGGACGCCATCGAACGGATCATCGATGCCGATTTCTTTTTCGATCGTGTAAGTCTTGCCGCTCTGATGTATCGAGCCTGGCGCGATGACGATGCCGCCCTGTCCGCGAACATCTATCTTTGAGTCTGGATTTGCGCTCGATCGAACCGGGCATTCAGGGTTCGCTTTAAAATAGAAATGCTTGCCTCTGCTCGTGCTCACCTTCAGCGGCGTGTAGGGCAGATTGTTATCCACCCATATCATGGCATCGACAGAGTCAGCATCGACAACGACATATTCTTTGCCGGTTACGAGCGCCCAATTGCATTCGTTGAATTTTGCAGAGCTGGTCCAATAGTTCATGAGGTCTTCGCTGACCTCTTCAAATTGGTATCGCTCCCAACTGACAAGGGGCCTCTTTTGAATTGGATGCGCGGGTAAGACGGTGAGCCCCCGCTGCCATAGATCCCACGCCCATTCCTTGCGATCCATCGCTATTGCCCCGCTCATCTTTTGTATAGGTCGGGGCGAAGCTCTGCCCTGTCGATGCCTGTTGCCTCTTCGATTTGGAGGATCCTGCGGTCAGGAATTCCTCGCTCGGATCGCCGCCATTTGTAGACGGCCATTCGAGTCACATCCAGCTTGCTCGCTAACTGAGCGATATTAATTTCATCCCATACTTTACTTGGGGTCATGTCTTGCCTCCGTACAGAAGCGGCAAGCGTAACTCATAACGTTACAACGTGTAAACATTTTGTTTAAGAAGGTCCGAGGAGGCCCAATAACGTCCAGCAAAGTCCATAAAGGTACAGCGTGTTGCTTAACGTAAACCAAACGTTTACACTATTTTCCTTTGCCCGTTTCAAACGGAAGGTGTGATGAGTAAAACCTTTTCTGAAAAACTTAAAAATCTCCGAGAGGCTCGAGGGATGAGCCTGCGCACGATGGCGGCCGAGCTAACTCGGCTTGGAGAACCCACGAGCCATGCAGCAATTGCGCGGTGGGAATCTACGCTCCAAAAAGATTTATCTAGGCTACCTCGGCGATCTGCAGTGGCGGCGATTTCAAAATTATTTAACGTGGCGCCAAGCTGGCTGCTCGAGGATGTGCTGATCGAAAGCACATCGAAGGGGACGAGAGCGGACAAGTTCGGAGACTTAGACTTATTAACCGATGGGGAATTCGATGCTCTGTTGGCGGTAAAGACAGCGTTCCTCAAGGCTCGACAAAACAATAGAGCGAAAATGGATGCGTAAAAAAATTGCTGAGAGAGAAATAAAAAAAGCGATAGATGAAACGTTCTTGAGTGACCTAGTCCAGGTAGGCACTAACGTCTATGGCACGACCTACTTCGTCATCAACCCAGAAGAGCGGCCTGATCTGCATGAGATCGCTCACCGCCCGATGAGCTGGGAAAGATTCCTGAGCAATAGATCAGTCCAAAAAGCGATAGAAACAAATGACGTGTTTCAAAGATCCGTGCAAACAAACGGAGTATTCGTTTCTGAGGGCTACACCTTGTCGATCTGCGTATGCTACCAAGGCGCAGTGCATGTGAAGTACCTCCCGCGCACGCTGCACGAAACGCTTCGCTGGTACTCCAAAGAGAATGGCATCTTCATCGCCTGGCCAATGCTGCAAGCCGTTAAGGAGACCGCTCGCGCTTAGTGTAAAAAAATGGTTTACATATAATACATAGATCGTCTATTCTTCGTTTACACGACGTAAACGGAGAGAGACGATGCAACACGCGACACAAACGAACCAACCTTCGATCGATGCATTAGCCGACCAGTGGCTGATGATGAAGCAGCTCATCGCTAGCAACCAGGCTGAGCTTCTGCGAATCGAACAGAATTTAATTCCCCTTCTCAACGCCAAAGACGACGGCAGCGCGACCACGCATACGCCGCTCGGAAAGAAGGTCGTTTTAAAGAACAAAACGAACTACAAACTCGACGGCACGAAGCTCCTCAAGGTGCGTCAGAAAATCCCCGAGGCTTTGTTGCCGCTGAAAGTGAAAGAGCTGCTCGACGAGCCCCGCTTAAAGTATCTGCGCAACAACGAGCCAGAGGTCTACTCGATCTTTGCTGACGCTTTGACTGCAACCCCCGCAAAACCCAACGTGACTGTGGAGGTGACCGATGGCGTTTGATCTTTCTGCAGTCAAAAAGACGAGCGGCCTTAAGCCGCCGTTTATTGTGGTGTACGGACAAGCCGGCGTCGGCAAGACGACGCTCGGCGCGCAAGCCCCCAACCCCGTGTTCCTGCAAACCGAATCAGGCGAAGGCACTCTTGAGATCAATGCGTTCCCGCAAGTGAAAGATTTTTCGGAGATGCTTGAAGCGATCGCGAGCCTCATCGAGCACGAGCACGATTATGAAACGCTTGTTATCGATAGTCTTGATCACCTCGAGCCGATCATCTGGAAAGAAGTGTGTAAGACCCAAGGCATCGATTCGATCGAGAAGCTGGGCTACGGCAAGGGCTACGTGTTTGCTCTCGACTATTGGCGCGAGCTGATGGCAGCGCTCAACGCACTCCGGGCCAAGAAGGGCATGGCGATCATCATGATCGCGCACACCCACATCCGTAAGTTTGAGTCGCCTGACTCCGACACCTACGACCGATACGAAATAAAGCTGCATGCAAAAGCTAGCGGTCTAGTCCAAGAGAGCGTCGATGCTGTGCTCTTCGCAAAGCATGTAGTGGTAACGAAGAAAGAAGACAAGGGCTTTGGACAAACGCGCGTGCGCGGCGTGAGCACTGGCGAGCGTGTGCTGTGCGCGAACGAGAAGCCTGGCTTCGTGGCGAAGAATCGCTACGGGCTACCCGACGAGATCGACCTTTCCTGGTCGGCCTTCCAAGAAGCAATAGCAACCGCAATCAACGGAGAAACGAAATGACGAGTTTTGCATTTGACGTAACGAGCGCGCCCGAGTTGGCGCCGGCACCGAGCAAGTACGCCCCAATCCCTGCGGGCGACTACAAAGCAATGATCACTGAAAGTGAGATGAAGCCAACGCGCGCTGGCACTGGTCAGTACCTGCAGTTGGTTTGGGAGATCACAGACGGTCAGCATGCCGATCGAAAGATTTGGGATCGCTTGAACCTAGTGAATCCAAACCCCACCGCTGTCGATATTGCTAAGCGAGACCTTGCGAGCATCATGCGTGCAGTTGGCCTCGACAAGATCGATGACACCGAGCAGCTACATTACAAAGAAGTCATGATCACCGTCACCGTTCGTAAAGGCGACAACGGCTACGAAGACAGCAACGAAATTAAAGCCTACGCCCCGGCCGGCCGCTCCGCGCCCGCCGCAGCGCCCGCAGCCCCTGCTGCTGTCGCGACCCCCGCTGCCGCGCCTGCGTCAGTGCCCGGCAAGAAGCCCTGGGAGTAGGTCATGGTTGCCCTGCCGGAGGAGCAGCACACCACCCTCAAACTTGTGGAGCGAGCGACAGAGGAGGCGCAGGCCAGCGGTGCTGGCCGCGCCCACCTCGGCGCAAGCTTGATCGGTGATGAGTGCCAGAAAAAGCTGTGGTTCATTTTTCGTTGGGCTTCGCAAACCAAACATCCTGCTCGCCTGCTTCGATTGTTTAATCGCGGCGCCCGCGAGGAAGAGGTGTTTAACTTCTTGCTGCGCCAGGCTGGCCTCAGCGTGTGGGACGTTGACCCGGACACCAATCAGCAATGGCGCGTTGAGGCGGTCGGCGGTCACTTTGGCGGCTCACTCGATGGCGTGGTCCAGGGTTTGGTTGAGGCGCCCAAGACGCCGCATGTGAGCGAGCAGAAGACGCACAACGAGAAGAGCTTCAAGAATGTGCGCGACAAGGGCGTCAAAGAGGCGAAGCCCGAGCACTACGCGCAGATGCAAACTTATATGCACCTGATGGGCCTCGAGCGCGCGTTGTACCAGGCTGTCAACAAGAACGACGACGAGCTGTACTACGAGCGCGTGAAGTACGACAAGCAGGTTGCTGAGGGCTTGCTCGCGAAAGCCGAGCGAATCATTACGAGCGACCTGCCGCCCGAGGGGATCAGTCACGATCCTGCGTTCTTCAAATGCAAATACTGCGACCAGAGCAGCGTCTGTCACGGCAATCGAATCCCGCAAGCCAATTGCAGAACGTGTTGTTTTGCGACGCCCGAGCTGGACGGAGACGCGCGCTGGTCATGCAGCAAGCATCAAAAAGATTTAGGGAATGAAGACCAACGTCTCGGCTGCGAACAGCATTTGTTCATCCCTGCGCTGCTTACCAACTGGGCTGAATGCATCGACGGCGATGATGACGCGGTGCGCTATCGCAACAAATCGACCGGCGCCGAGTTTGTGAATGGCGAAGGCGGGTTCACGTCCAAAGAGATGGCGGCGGTGATCGACGTGAGCGTCCTTGGCGATCCGATCGTTGACACGTTCAAGCAGGAATTCGGTGCGGAGGTCGTTGGTTAGTGTGGATAGTGCCGAAAACCCTGCAAGCGTCATTGCCTTTTGCGCTGGATACGGTGGCATCGAGCGAGGACTTGAACTCGCTGGCGTCAACCATCGAGTCGTCGCTTATGTGGAGATCGAAGCCTTCGCCATTGCGAACTTGGTTGCAAAGATGGAAGCGGGAGCCTTGGCTTCAGCGCCTATTTGGTCGGATCTTAAAACCTTCCCAGCACACCTGTTTCGAGATCGAGTGGATCTCGTCACTGGCGGCTACCCATGTCAGCCATTTAGCAACGCAGGCAAACGACGCGGAACAGAAGACCCTAGACACCTTTGGCCCTACCTCAAAGACCATGTGCGGACAATTAGACCTGTTCAGTGTTTCTTTGAAAACGTCGAAGGACACATCAATCGAGGACTCCAAGAAGTTGTCGGAGACTTGGAAGAACTTGGTTACGAAGCGACGTGGGGAGTATTTAGTGCGTCAGAAGTTGGCGCACCGCATCAAAGAAAACGAGTCTTCATCTTGGCCGACGCCAACGGTGGACTCTTCAACAGTTCGCAACAAGAAGTACAACCAAGGTGGAATGCCGTTACAGATGGCAGCAAAACTTTGGCCGACCCCAACAGCGAGCGACAGCGAAGGAGGACCGAGGCAACAGGACGGCAAACGGGGCCGAGCTCTAAAGGACTTGCCCAACGCGCCGTGGATGACACCGTTAGTGCAGGACTCACGGCACAGCGGAACCAATCCGTCGAAGAACGGAGCGAGGATGTTACTAGCCAACCAAGTGCATTGGCCGACGCCGACATCGAGAGACTGGAAGGACACACCTGGGATGGCAACACAAGCTGGGAGCCGAAGCAGGCTGGACCAATTACCCAGAGCAGTTTTTGCAAACAATGGGGATCAGAAATCTGGTCAGTTGAACCCAACGTGGGTCGAGTGGTTGATGGGTCTACCTTTAGGGTGGACAGACTTAGGCTTTTGGGCAACGGAGTAGTGCCGCAGCAGGCAGCAAAAGCATGGATAGTTTTGAGTGAGCAGGTAAATGAGAAAGATGACGATCGAGTTTGAAGAACAAGATGTCGAGGAGTTGATCGAGCTGTTCAAAGAAATTAATCAGCAAATCAAATTGACTCAAGACATGGTGGGGGTGCTGCTTGCGAGAGCGTACAAAGAAAAAGGAAGTTTCGACTTCTCTGATACTCACTAAGCGCATGCACGAGTATCCGTCTTGTTATTACTGCGACGAGATGGTGATCGACTGGTGCGCGATCTATAAGAGCGTGCCGCCGGTCGAGTTCACCGTTAAGCAAAACGATTGCGAGTTTTTTAAGGACAGTCTCAGTGACTGAGATGGACACCAAAAATTTTCAGATATGCATTTGCGGCAACTGGGTGCGCAGGACGACCGGCATCTGCCGCAAGTGTAGGGTCAAACACAAAATCACAGACGTGGAGATGTACTACGCACGCGAGCCGCAGAGATGGTTAACGAAGGCATGGCGTAGCGACTGGAGCATTGAGGAGGAGTTAGAGAATGAGCGCACTAGAGAGGCAAGTTGGGGGGGCTCACTACAAGAGTTTCAAGATTCAACCAATTGTTTTCTGCGAGGCGAATGGCTTGTCGCCGATTGCAAGCAACATCATCAAATACGCTTGCCGCTACAAGACGATTCGACGGCACGGAGTTCTTCGGCCGAATGTGGAGGATCTGCGCAAGATCATTCACTACGCGGAGATTGCGATACAGATGGAGCTGGAAGCTGAGACCGAGCCTGAAGAGGATCGGTTTAGGAAAGAGCATCAGTTCAAAACGTTTAGCGACGAGAGAGACGTGGTGCTCAGCGAGGAAGTCGATGACGAGCGACTAAGCGCGCACCTGGCGAAGGCAACATGCGAGGACGGAACATGCGATTTATAAAACGTCGTCGATGGGGAGATAACTACGAGCCGCTTCTTACTTGCGTCACCGCGCACACGATTTGGCTATTCAGTCTTTGCGTGCTTGTTTCTATTGGGGTGCTGCTGTGGAATTGAACACCGTATCAAGAGAAAAGCTCGCCAGCATGATCGGGATCAGCGAAGACACCGTTAGAGGATGGACCGATCGACATTTCGAGCGAGGTTTACACTACACTGTCATTGGCAAGACAACGTTGTATTACCTGGAAGAGGTTGGCGAATGGCTCGAATCGCAGAGGGGATCGAAGAAAGGGGCTCAGGGCTCCGCATCCATTTCTCATGGAAGGGCCGCAGGTACAAAGAGACTCTTGCTGGCCCGGTAACTGCCGCGCTCATAAAGCGCGCAATCAAGCGCCGCGAGTGGCTGCTGTCGCGACTTCAGGTTGGGCTTCCGATCGAAGAGCAATCAGGCAAGCTCTTGCGCAACGCCGCGATCGATTGGCTTGATTCCCTAGACGTTAAGCGCTCCACGCTGATGAGCTACCAGGCGCTTTATCGATCGCACTGGCAAGTTTGGGAATCGCTCGCGGTCGATAGCATTACGCCCGGCATGATCAAGTCCCTGATCAATCAGAAGGACATCTCGTCCAAGACCAAGCGTAATGCGTTGATCGTGCTGTCGGGCATCTTGCGTCACGCAGACGTTAATCCGAACCCCTGCGCAAACATTCGGTTTCGCAAGCAACAGAAAAAACCGATCGAGCGTTATCGACCGGCAGAACT